ACCTGTTGTCCTTGACCTTGATAATGTAAAGTTATCTGCATCGGTCAAAAAGACAATTGTAGAGGAGTTCAATAACGTATTGTCGATATTGGATTTCAATACGAAGGCTCAAGATTACTTTAGGCGGTGGTATATTGACGGAAGAATTTACTTCCACAAAGTTATTGATATGGATAGTCCGAAAGATGGACTAAAAGATATTCGATACGTTGACCCAAGGAAAATCCGAAAGGTCAGAGAAGTAAAGAAAGAAAAAGACAAACAGACTCAGGTTACTCTGGTCAAAGATGTAAATGAGTATTTTGTTTTTGATGAAAAAGGAATTGCTTTAACAAGTAGTCAACAGTATAAAACAGATGTTGTAAATGATAAAGCAATTAAGGTTAGTAAGGACGCAGTGTGTTACTGCACTTCTGGTCTGGTAGATCAGGACAGGAACATACCACTATCTTTCCTTCACAAGGCGATACGCCCCGCTAACCAACTTAGAATGATGGAAAATGCGGTGGTGATTTATCGTATCACCCGTTCTCCAGAAAGAAGAATTTTTTATATAGATGTTGGTAATCTGCCTACAGGTAAGGCGGAACAATATCTAAAAGATGTTATGAATCGGTATCGTAACAAGTTAGTTTACGATTCTGAAACTGGAGAAATCCGTGATGACAAGAAGTTTATGTCAATGCTTGAAGACTTCTGGTTACCACGGAAAGAAGGTGGCAGAGGAACAGAGATTCAAACATTGCCTGGTGGCCAGAACTTGGGTGAGATTGAAGACGTAGTTTACTTTCAGAAGAAACTATATCAATCACTCAACGTCCCTGTCTCTAGGTTAGAACAACAGACGGGTCTTAACTTTGGCCGGTCTGCTGAGATTACAAGAGATGAACTCAAGTTTACTAAGTTCATTTCTAAACTGAGAAAAAGGTTCGCTGGTGTCTTTGATGACTTACTCAAGACACAGTTGATACTCAAAGGAGTGATCAATGAAACAGAGTGGCCTGATATCAGGGAAGACATCATGTATAAGTTTGCCTCTGACGCATACTATACAGAGTCAAAGGAACAGGAAGTTCTGAGGAGTAGAGTTGAAATACTGAACAGTGTTGCACCATTTGTAGGTCAGTTGTTCAGTAAGGAATACGTTCAGAAAAATGTGTTGCGATTGACAGATGATGAAATTGCTTTGATGGATCAACAGATCGGAGCAAGTCAACCAGAAGATAATGTAGTAGGAGATAATAATGAGTGACGGAGAAACAGTCGAAGTAGAAGTATCAGATGCGGTTACGCCCCAAGATGCTATTAGAAATATGATGGACAAGTGGGCAGATGGTGACCTTACTGGTGCTAACGATGAGTTCTTTGCAATGATGAATAAGAGGGCGGATGACATGCTTGCCGTGAGAAAGGCAGATGTTGTTCCTCAGATTTTCAATGATCCAGAAATGCAAGCTATGGGGTTAGAAGATGCTCCAGAAGCAGAAGAACCAGAAGACGAGGCCACAAATGAAGACGTTTAAAGATTTTAGGGAAGAAGCAAAACCAGTAGAGAAACCTTCAAAGGATAAGGCTACTGCAAATCATCCCGCTGAAGATGGTATAGAGGGTGATGTAACTCCCCCGAAGCAGGGAAGTTCTGAAGACCCCAAACTCACTCATATGTGTGCGTTAAAAGTTTTGCACCCTAAGTTTGGTGAAGGCAAACCCATCATGGGTGAACATGCCGAACCAGATTCAAACGGTGATATCTGGTGGTATAAAATCATGTTTGAACATGGTATTGAAACGTGTGACACACCTGAGTTGGATATCTTAGAAGAAGGTTCACACGGTAACCACAAGAAAAAAGGATACTAGGAGAAAATAAATGGCAGTCGTAGTAGACGTTTTAAAATTGACACAAGTGGAGGGTGTAGTTTGTGTGCGTGGCACTGCGGCTACTGGCACTATTGCTCTTGCCACAACTCTTAAAAAATCCACAGAAACTCAGAGTTCTCCTACAGTAGACATCAAAGGACTTCAATGGGCATTGTCCTCTGGCGCAAGTGCCAAGGTGCAAAGAAATAGTGTAGTCCTCTGGGAACTTATGGAGAGTGGAACACTAGACTTCAACGGATTCAGTGACAACGATGAGAACACAAACGACATCGAAGTGGTCATTGCCGGTGGTGCTGGTGGTTCAGTCGTAGTTAAGTGCGCTAAGATCAGTGGATACGGATCACAACAACACCAAGGCGCAGACGGGAGCTTAGGATAAAATGAAACTAATAACCGAAGTCACTGAGGACATTCAATACATCTCAGAAGAAAAGAATGGCAAGAGAAACCTCTACATTGAAGGTGTTTTCTTACAATCAAATCTCACCAATCGTAATAATCGCACATATCCCAAAGAGATTATGCGTAAAGAGGTAGATAGATATCGCACAGAACAGATAGATAAGAAAAGAGCAATGGGAGAACTCGGTCACCCCGATGGCCCTACTCTGAATCTGGATCGTGTATCGCATATGATCACCTCTCTAAAAGAAAGTGGTGATAACTGGATTGGTAAAGCAAAAATTCTTGATACACCTATGGGTAATATCGTAAAGAATCTTATGGACGAAGGCGCACAACTCGGAGTTAGTTCACGAGGTCTTGGTTCAATCAAAGAAAAGAATGGTATCAATGAAGTTCAAGATGACTTTATCTTATCTACTGCTGCTGACATTGTGGCAGACCCATCTGCTCCAGATGCCTTTGTTAGAGGTATCATGGAGAACAAAGAATGGATGATGGTAAACGGAATTTGGACTGAGAAGGAAATGGACATTGCACAGGCGACTATCCGTAAGGCTAGTTCCCGTGAACTGGAGGAACAGAAACTTCAAGTGTTCAGTTCATTCCTTGATAAGTTATCAAAAATCTAGTTTTGTATAAATAATTATCAGTAACGCAAAATCTCAAAGGAGAATAACAATGAGCGTAGAAAGCAAAATCAGAGACTTTCTCAAGAAGGGTAAGGAGATCGAAGAATCTCTACAACTCGCAGAAGAAGTCAATGAACTAGAAGAAAAGGCTGCGGCGGAGAACTTAAAGCCCAATGCAACGCCTGGAGATTCTACTAATCCTACACAGGGTAGCTCCAATCCTAACCCCGAAATGCAAGACCTCTCTGGAACTGGCGACAAGCATGGTGGATTAACTTCCCCCATCGGTAAAGCCGCTTCTGCAAAGTTGAGCAAGATGGGTGAACTGGAGAATCAAGGTGCCGGTCAGGCTCCTAACTACGAAGGTGGCGAAGACACTGCCAGTGTTGTTGCACAACCTTCTTCAAAAGGTAACGTCCACCAAGAAGAAAAGATCGAAGAAATCGACCCCTTCTCTGGTGATGTGATTTCTGAAGACGAAGAAGTTGTTGCAGAAGAAGAAACCGAAGAAGAAGTTGAAGTTGTCGCAGAGGAAGAAGAAGTTGAGTCTGAGGAAGAATCAGATGAGTCAACCGAAGAAACTCTGTTTGAAGCAGACATTCAAACTCTTTTTGCTGATGAAGAACATCTCTCAGAAGGTTTCAAGGTCAAGGCTGCAGAGTTGTTTGAGACAGTTGTAACTGCTCGACTCGCAAACGAAATCGAAGTAATCCAGAACGAACTTGCAGAAGAAGCTGCTGCTGAAACTGAGAAGTTCAAGTCTGATATGGTAGAGAAGATTGATTCTTACCTCAACTATGTCGCAGAGAACTGGATGAAAGAAAACGAACTCGCTATTGAACGTGGGTTACGCACAGAAATCACGGAAGACTTCATTAAGTCTCTCAAGACAGTTTTCCAAGAACATTATATTGAAGTGCCTGAAGAAAAGTATGATGTATTAGATGAAATGCAAAACGAAATTGAGGCTCTCAAGGGTAAACTCAACGAACAGATTGAGGCTACCGTTGATCTCAAAGGTCAAAATGAGGCAATGCTGCGACAGAAAGCTATCGCAGAGGCGTCTGAAGATTTGACCATGACCGAATCTGAGAAGTTGGCATCTCTTTTAGAAGATGTTGAGTTTGGTGATTCTGAAATTTTCGCTGAGAAGGTTGCAGTTGTTAAGGAAACTTACTTCCCGAAGCAAGGTGCATCTGATATCTCAGAGGATAAGTTGACCGATACTGTTGACTCTAACTTCCTTGATGAAGGCAATTACATCAACAAGTATGCTCAGGCTATTTCAAAACAGATTAAAAAGTAAACTTTTTATAAATAAACTTAGGTAAAACAAAAACCGAAATCAAGGAGACTACAATGTATCTTTCTGAAGAAATCCAAAAGAAGTGGAGTCCAGTTCTGGATCACCCTGATTTACAGGAAATTTCCGACCCGTATCGTAAGTCGGTAACTGCTGTAATTCTGGAGAACCAAGAAAAGGCTCTACAAGAAGAAAAGCAAGTCTTTTCTGAAGCAGTGCATGCCAACAACATGTCAAATGCGATTGACACTTATGACCCCATCCTCATCAGTTTGGTTCGCCGTGCGCTGCCTAACCTGATGGCGTATGATGTCTGCGGTGTTCAACCGATGACTGGCCCCACTGGTCTTATCTTTGCGATGAAGTCGCATTATACTTCACAAACCGGCACAGAAGCTCTGTATAACGAAGCAGACACCGACTTTGCCGGAACTGGAACCCACGCTGGTTCTAACCCTGTTGATGGAACATACACAACAGGAACAGGTATCACTCGTGACAACGCTGAGTTGTTGGGTGACACTGTAACTCTTAACCAGATGGCTTTCTCAATTGAGAAGACCACGGTTACTGCTAAGTCTCGTGCGTTGAAGGCAGAATACACTGTCGAACTCGCTCAAGACCTCAAGGCAGTTCACGGTCTGGATGCTGAGTCAGAGTTGTCAAACATTCTGTCTCAAGAAATCCTCGCTGAGATCAACCGTGAAGTCATCCGAACCATCTACAAAGTTGCTAAGACGGGTGCTGCTTCAACTGCAACCGCTGGAACTTTTGACCTAGACGTTGATTCAAATGGTCGTTGGTCTGTAGAACGGTTCAAGGGTCTTCTCTTTAACATCGAAAGAGATGCTAACGTAATCGCTCAAGACACTCGTAGGGGCAAAGGTAACTTCATCATCTGTTCTTCAGATGTTGCAAGTGCTCTGTCAATGGCTGGTGTTCTTGACTACGCTCCCGCCCTCAACACTTCTCTGAATGTTGATGACACTGGTAACACTTTTGCAGGTGTTCTCAATGGTCGGTATCGTGTATACGTTGATCCTTATTCTGCAAACACTGGTGCTGCAAGTCAGTTCTACGTTGCTGGATATAAGGGCACATCACCTTACGATGCTGGTCTGTTCTATTGCCCATACGTTCCTCTGCAAATGGTTCGTGCGATTGACCCGTCTACTTTCCAACCTAAGATTGGATTTAAGACTCGTTACGGTATGATCGCTAACCCTTACGTTGTCGATGGTTCTGGTAACACTGACGGTGATACGTTCACTGCTGATCGTAACCAGTATTACCGTTCAGTCAAGGTAACAAACTTGATGTAATAAAAAGAATCCCCACAAGGGACATTTTTAAGGGACTCTACGGAGTCCCTTTTTTTTGGCTTAAATGTAACAAAATCTTCACATAAAATTCCAAGGCCTGCCAATAAATATTATGGATGCAATGTTGCATCGCAACAAGAGTATCCCTCATGGCACTAGAAAAGAGAGAGAAGTGGGGCCTGGTTATCAGCTTCACGATCATTGCTGTGGTAGCAACGATATTTCCTATGCTAGTTATGTCTGCACCATCTGAACATAATTATAAAGCAAAACAGGATGATTGGGAATACACTTATCGACATCGGGAAGGTGCTTGGCACGTTGAGGTCGGTAATAAGATTGGGCCAATCGAAGTGATGTATCGGTATGCAGACTTGAGAGATACGAGAGAAAATCGTATCAAGTTTACTGGCGAGTTCTTTTCTTACAAGGACTTGACAGTGGAAGGTAGGATGGAGTTTCGTTCTTTTGATAAGAAAGAAGATCATTGGCGGTATCGGTTTATCTTTGAGTATACTCCTCATCTGTATGGTAATTGGTATCTGTATGCTAAACTCCAACCACGTTGGGCGTTTAAAGATGCGGGCACCAAGTTTGATTCCAGAGACCAGTTGGGTATTACATACAAACAGGGTAACTGGAAGATGACACCTTTCATTGAACGTAAGGGAACTGAAGGGTGGGACAAAAAGATGACAGTGATTGGCACACATTTTGAGATTGAACTATGATGTAATAATAAGGGGTGTTTCTGCACCCCTTTTTTTTATCTGTTATAAATAGAAGTATGGCATATACACCGACAATCGCAATAAACCAAGGTAATCACACTGCTCAATCAAGTAGTGAGTTGGATTACTTACGGCCTAATGGTTTTAAGTTCCAAGTGCATAACATACCGCATGTCGCATTTTTCTGTCAGGGTGCAAACATTCCAGATATCAGTATGGGATTTCCTGTTCAGACTACACCACTTTCTGACATACCATACCCAGGCGATAAGATTGCTTTCGGTGATCTAAACATTCGATTCCTCATTCAAGAAGATATGACAAACTACAAAGAGTTATATGATTGGATGATAGGATTGGGTTCGCCAGAGAAACACCAACAATACACAGACTATATCCAGACACAAAGTTGGAGAACTGCAAGTGCAAGAAAAGATAAACGGGAAGCTCTCGCACAAGTAAGTGACGCAAGTTTGTTTGTCTTGGATTCAAACGACAATCCAAAGATAGAAATTATTTTCAAAGATTGTTTTCCAACTGCTCTTGCCGGACTTGACTTTGATCTTTCTGGTGGAGACCAACCCTATTTTGTAGGAATCGCATCATTTAAATATCGTATATATACTATTAGACCTATGAGTTAAAATTTGGATTTATTATGGCAACATTGATTGAACTTCAGTCTCAATGGGCTGAGGATTGTAAACTTGATGAATTAGACTTAGGTAGTGAATCTACCAGAACCCCTGTGTTACACTCAAAGTATGTAACCCTTCTTTCAAATTCCAAACTCCAACTCCGCAAAGCAGTCGCAGATTTGAAACGACTTGAGAATGTCAAGTCTGACTACTATCGGGGTGAGTTATCAAAAGAGGAACTTGATCAACTAGGATGGGAACCTTGGAGAAAGAACGCCGTGTTACGATCTGACATGAGAGATCAGTTAGACAGTGACCCAGATGTTATCAAACAACAGGATAAAGTCTACTACCTAGAAACAACCGTTGATTTTTTGGATCGTGTTCTACGCAGTTTAAATAGTAGAGGATGGGACATCAAAAACGCAGTGGAGTGGAATAAGTTACAATCCGGCCTCATATGATTTGGGTAAAACAAAAAGATAACGTCCACGTTTATGTGGAAGCAGACGATGGCATAAGGAGAGAGATATCAGATTTCTTTACCTTTGAAGTCCCTGGCGCCAAGTTTATGCCATCATATCGGAATAGATATTGGGATGGTAAGATACGACTCTACAATGTAAACAAGTGTGAGTTGTATATCGGTTTGGTTCCCTACCTACTGGAGTTTGCAAAACAACTAGAATACAAAGTCCAAGTTGATCTTGAACCTTTTGGTGAGAAGATTACGAAGGAAGAAGTATCAGAATTTTGTGGTGCATTGAAACTGCACAGTCAAAAGAAACCAATTGAAGCGAGAGACTATCAACAGTCTGCGATTCACGAGGGTATCAACTCAGGTAGAACTTTACTACTGTCACCCACTGCAAGTGGTAAGTCACTGATCATCTATTCACTGGTTCGATATCATCAAGCGTTGGGTAGAAAACAATTGATCGTAGTTCCTACCACCTCACTAGTAGAACAGATGTATGGTGACTTTAGAGACTACTCTACTCACAACGGATTCAAAGTGACAAAACACTGTCACAGAATTTATGGTGGGAAAGAAAAATCAAACGCCGCCGATGTAGTGATATCTACATGGCAATCTATCTACAAGTTTCCACAGAAGTGGTTTGAACAGTTTGATGTGGTGTATGGTGACGAGGCTCACTTGTTCAAGGCAAAGTCATTGATGACTCTCATGGATAAGTGTAAGAACGCACGTTTTAGAATCGGAACCACAGGAACCCTTGACGGAACAAAGACACACAAACTGGTGTTAGAAGGTGTGTTTGGCCCAGTGTTCAAGGTAACAACCACCAAGAAATTGATGGACAAGAAGGAACTGGCAGACTTAAAAATTATTTGTATGATTATTGGATACAGTGATGAACAAAGAAAACTGGTATCCAAAATGACTTATCAAGAAGAAATGGACTTCCTAGTATCCAACCCAGAAAGGAACGACATTCTGGCGAAGCTGGCGGCGTCACAGAAGGGTAATACGCTGGTTTTATACCAGTATGTAGAGAAACACGGAGACCATTTACATAAGTTAATCAGTGGATACACACATGGTAAGAAAGATGTTCACTATGTATGGGGTGGAACAGATACAGAACAAAGAGAAGAAATTAGACACTTGACAGAACAATCAGATAATTCTATCATTGTTGCCTCATACGGAACATTTTCTACGGGTATAAATATAAGAAACCTACACAATGTGGTGTTTGCTTCACCAAGTAAGAGTAGGATCAGAAACCTACAGAGTATCGGTAGGGGTCTGAGAAAAGGTAACAACAAATCGTCATGTAATTTGTTTGATGTTGGTGATGACCTCTCTTGGAAATCCAAGAAAAACTACACTTTGAACCATGTCTTAGAACGCATCAAATTATATAATGAAGAAAACTTTGATTATAAAGTAATAAGGATATCGTCAGATGGGAACATGCAAACCTAGTATTATTTGTCTCGACAACGGACTACAGCTGTGTGCCGGTATACTTGACGGAACAGAAGATGAGGAGATTGTATCTACTACTTTCCCCCTAGAAATTCGTAGAATTGAAGTTGGCCCAACAACAGAGGCAATCTCATTACGCCCTTGGTTATCGTTCACGGAGAGAAATAGTTTCAAACTAAAACAATCAAAAATTTTAGCGATAACGCCCCTACATGAACAATACCACGAAGATTTTTATAAGATGACAACTTCCTACATGGAAGATAGAAACGTGCCACTAGAATTTAGTCAGGATGATGACACCACTGATTACTATGACTTGGCGAAACAGATTATGGCTGAAGAACCGCCGGATGAGTGGTTAGAACAACACGATAATTTGACTTTGGAAGAATTGATGGAGTCACTAAAGAATATGGGGCCAAAAAGAAATTTACATTAAGCTGTATATCTCTTAGAGGCACAGCTCGATTATAACGATTTTGGCAACGGATGTCAAGGGTATTTTTTTATCATTGACATCTGACTAAGAATACCGTATAATGTTTTGAATTAGTAAGGATTTAATTATGGCAAAGAAGAAAACAGAGAACAGGCATTACGTCAACAACAAAGAATTTCTGGCGGCGATGACTGAGTATCGCACCGCTAGGGTTGCTGCTGAGGAAGCAGGAGAAACACCACCCCGTGTATCAAACTACATTGGTGAATGTTTTGTCAAGATTGCAAACCACCTCGCATACAAATCTAACTTTGTAAACTACACTTTCCGAGAAGAAATGATTCTGGATGGTATTGAGAATTGTATCACATACATCAATAACTTTGATCCTGCCAAGTCATCCAATCCTTTCGCATACTTCACACAGATAACCTACTACGCCTTCTTGCGTAGGATTCAAAAAGAAAAGAAACAACTGGATGCTAAATACAGATACATTCAGAGTTTAGACCTACAAAATATGATGGACGAACTTGCCGCTGATGGGGGGTCTAACGAGTATCTTGAGTATATGAAGCGACAGATTGAGGAAGCAGACAAACAGAACGAGAAGTTTGCCAACGAAGGTAAGAACATTCCAAAACGTAGACCGAAATACTTCAATGACAAAGAGGCTCTTGCAGTTGCTAAGGAGAAAATTGACGCTCTTAAAGATGCCCCGTAATGGTTGAGAAGATGGAAAACAAAGTAAAAACTCAAAAAACGAAAACTTCTTGGTTAGGTAGTTTCGGAAAGTTTTTTGTAGACGGGGCCAAGTTAAGTGTTGATCCTGACCCCGATGAAGTAAACATTGAAAATGCCTATAAAACTAGGTGGGTTTGGTATCACACAATGTTGGGTATTCTTATTTTGACTACCAACATATTGCTAGTCGCTATACTGATAGTCCTAGCAGTGAAACTTTGACCCTTGACACCCGCTTGGTTTGGGTGTATAATGTAATGAATACTAGGGGGTATATATTATGAACGCATTTGGACTTGACCGCAACTACACTGTAGCTGCAATGTTACACAACGACAAACACGTTGTGAAGATGAACATCGAATATTGTCAACTTATGTCTACTGCTCATCGTGTTCTTGATGGTGAAGAATACTATGACAGGACTAAGAACAATCACCGTATCAAACGGTGGAAATTGAATGATGTTCATATGGAGAACACACTCTACAAAGCATCTCATATCAATCACCCGACAAACATTTGGGTTCGATCCACTGTGGGTAATTACTTGTGGATGTATGGTCTATGGGAAGCGCTCGCCGAAGAATACACACACCGATATGGTAAGGTTCACGGTTCGTGGGCAAAACTACACAACGAATTGGCGATGCCACCAAAAAACATTCCTGATGGCCCTTTCCAAGAAATACCACAGGCAATGCCAGATGATGTCAAACGTGATGACTTTGTTGAAGCGTATCAAGAATACTATCGCAAATACAAAGCACACTTCTCTAAGTGGACTAACAGACCCACACCAGAGTTTATGTTTGCATGATTTTAACAAAAGAAGATTCATACTACGCTAGCAAACTAGTTGTCGAATACTTCTCAAAGTTTGAGAGGATTGACGATTACTTTCGTGCAAGAAAAATTGAGAGGGTGAAACAATTACCACCACCTCTACTTGGCATGAGCGTAGAAGATGATATGTTTCAAGATTGGGAAACGCCACCAGAAGACTTAGACTTTGAAGTTGTTCAGATGAACAATGAAATCTTTGATCAGATGTTGGAAATGACAGCTTCGTTTTCCCCCGATGAGGCGCCAGGAAAATCTCTCAAACTTATTGTGAAAGAGACCAACTCTAACAAAGCAGTTGGGTTTATCAAGATGGGTTCCCCCCTCATCAACTCTAAACCCAGAAATGAGTATCTTGGTGGCGTTCCCGATCTTGGCATTTTTAATCAACGTGCGATCATGGGATTCAACATTGTTCCCGTTCAACCATTCGGTTTCAATTATCTTGGGGGTAAACTGATGGCGGCGATTTGTTGTTCACACGATGTTCGCAGAATGTTGAACAAAAAATATGACACAGAGTTTTGTTTGTTTGAAACAACATCTCTCTATGGCAACATCAAGGGCGCATCCATGTATGATGGTATGCGTCCGTTTCTTAGATATAAGGGTGATACCATGTCATCCTTTTTATTGACTATGGGTGAGGATATATACTTTCATTTGAGAGATTGGTTTGAAGAAAGAAACAATGACGAACCTCTCATTCACAAAGGCGCATCAAGTAGAAAACTAAAGTATCAGACAAAGATGATACAAATAATCAAGGCGTCACTCAAGGAGCACGATGAAAAGGGATATGATATGTTTTGTGATGTCATTAGTAAGTCTACTGATGTCACCACAAATAAAAGATTTTATATGTCTGAGTATGGATACACAAATACCAAGGATGTTCTACTTGGCAAAACGGACAAGCTGGAGAAGGCAGAGAATTTTGATAGATTTGAACTACCTGAGATTATCAAGTGGTGGAAAAAACTAGCAACCAAACGCCACAACAACCTCATGTCGGATGGTAGAATCCGCAAAGAGTTGGAAGTGTGGAATCACGATACAATAAACAAGATAGATATTATAAGATGAAGATTGGATTTACTTGCGGTTCATTTGATTTGTTACACGCTGGCCATGTGGTCATGTTTGAAGAAGCAAAAGAAAATTGTGACTTCTTGATAGTGGGACTACAGACAGACCCCACCTTAGACAGATCAGATAAAAACAAACCCATACAAAGTATCTACGAAAGATACATTCAGTTGTATGGATTGAAGTGGGTTGATGAAGTTATACCATATGACAGAGAAACTTGTCTCATGGATATCTTGAATACCAAACGAATTGATATCAGATTTGTTGGTGAAGAATATAAAGATAAACAATTCACTGGTTCACACTTGCCTATAGAAATTTATTACACTAACAGGCAACACACCTTTTCCTCTACCGAACTAAGAGATAGAGTGACCAAGGGTGAGATAAGAGAAAAGATTAAAAGATGAAGATTACATGTGCTAGATTGCGGTCAAACGTAAGATACAATGGCCCACTGGAGACCGTGTTGGATAGTTTCTTGGAAAACTATAGACTGTGGATGCGTAACAATCCGCAACACCAGTATGAGACATACAACATATCTTTCAATCAGTATCGTCCACAGAGAACACCAGAGACAATAGAGTGGGCAGATGTGATTGTGATACCAAGTGATAGTGAGTTTCGGTATCATGGTGAGTTACAGATGAACCCAAAAGATTTGGCAAAGTCTCAATCACACATGGAAAAAATTATTCCTTTCTTCAAGGACAAACATGTAGTTGTCCTGAGATCAGACAGGGGTGACAGTGAAGAACTCTACAGAGAACACACACTACAGAACATACCAATCAAGTCCTACACTGAGATTGATGAGATTGATTTCTCTGGTAACATCCACGGCATGAAGTATCATTTCATTCGTGACAAGTTTGACAATGCCATATCTGAGATGTTTGGTAGGTCATACAATCACGACTTTGGATATTGGGGTAGGATGAAAGATGGGTGTGATCGTGGCAAAGTGTTGAGAAAGATTTACAGAGACCCAGACATCTCTACCATTCTGATTGGTGGGTTTCCTTCTGGTATGCAAAGACAATCTGCGTGGATCAAAGATTGGAATCAGTTGTATCCAAAATTGTCTCCGTGTCGATCCACACTTTGTTTCAACTGGAAAGACCCTAAGGCCACTACTTCAAGGTATGTAGAGGCACTTGCGATTGGTATGATTCCGTTTGTCTATCAGAACTATGATGAGAACAATACATATAACATTGATGATTGGCAAAGAGTGCAGGACTTTGATGAATTCAGAGAGAAGGTTATCGAACTGAAAACTCCGTCAGTCATGGCAGATAAACTTTCTGAATACAGGAAGAATTACGAAAAGGTTTTATTATCCAAAGAAGGATACTATGAAATCTTTGCTCACAAAATGAATAAGGTTTTTGCATGAAGGTTGCTTTAGTTACTGACACTCACTTTGGTGCGAGGTCAGACAGTCTTGCGTTTGATGGATACTTCAAGAGATTTTATGATGACTTCTTTTTTCCATCTCTACAGGCTCAAGGAATAAATACTATTGTTCACTTGGGTGATGTATTTGATAGAAGAAAGTTCATCAACTACAACACACTGAAGTCTTGTAAAGAATATTTTTTCGGACAAGCACAACGTCTGGGTATGACTATGCACATGATCCCAGGCAATCACGATACTTATTTCAAAAATACTAACGATGTAAACTCTCTGGATTTGTTGCTGCAAGAATACGACAACATCAAAATCTATCCAGAAGTTTCGGAGATGGATTTGGATGGAAGAAAAATACTATTTGTTCCGTGGATATGTAGTGATAATTATCACGACACTATGGAGAAAGTTAAAGTCACTGATGCCAAAGTTTGTTTTGGACACTTTGAGTTCACTGGCTTCCAAATGTATAAGGGCGTGCCGAACGATCACGGAATGGATCACGATCCCTTTAGGCATTTTGACTTGGTTTGTAGTGGGCATTTCCATCACCGCAGTTCTAGGGATAATGTTACTTATCTTGGCAACCCTTATGAAATTACTTGGTCTGATTTTCAAGACGATAGAGGATTTAACATCTATGATACGGAAACTAATGAGTTAGAGTTTTACAAAAATCCTTTCCGCATGTTCCACAAGTTGTTTTACAATGATGTTGATGGACAGAGTAAGTTTGATTTGACTGAGGTTGTCGGTGCTTGTGTCAAACTGATTGTTGTCAAGAAAGAAAACTTTATGAAGTTTGACAAACTGGTGGATTCCC